ATTAATGTTATTGTAGGGGGTTTTAGATAACTCCATCATATCAAATATCTTACCATGTAATTCTAAATCCGCAATAGTATTGGTTATTACTGATTCATTTGGAGATGTGAGTACACAAAATGGACCTGGGTGGGAATTGAGGCGTATATTATGTAGTTTTGCAAAATCACCTGCTTTTTTTAATTCTGCCTTAATTTTTTTGTAATCTTTAAGTTCGGTTAAATTAATATGGTCACCCCAAGGAATGATTGCTGATGATAATCTGTAAAAATAGATACCATTTTGTATATTCCATTCTAAAATTTTGATTATATCGGCTGCATTTTGAAGTGCAAGCTCAGAAACATAATCTAGTCCTTTGGTTTGAAAAGTTTTTTTAATCATAGCACGATTAGTAGTAACTTTTTTACCTAAACTCATATTAATACACGCATATCCTAAATTCATAGATACTAATATACGAAAAATAACTTAAATTACAAAATTATTAATAAGTTTTAATATTTTCTTCTTCTTGTCTTAATCTATTTAGTTCTTTCGGTGTACCACCCCTCATTGCCATCCAATAGCTTACTGCTTTTGGATTATTAATCCACATTTTTCTATTATTCCATGGAAATTCAGGATGCATATACTGCTCCCATTTTAAATCTGTTAAATCGGAATTATTTTGTTGGTTATTTTGTGAAATATTTTCTGTTTCTTCGGAATTTTTCCGAATAGGGTTATCATTTGTAACATTTTTTGTAAAATTTTCCAATATATCCTCTTTTTTATCACCATATACTTCATATAATCCCAATTTTTGGTCATTTTCCACCGTTTCTACCAAAATTTCTTTTTGTTTTCTTTTTTTATCAGAAATAAGTCCATTAAATGCAATAATTAAAGCAATTGCTAACGGGTCAAACACCAAAACTATCAAAAATATGAAAAATTTCACTACTTGAGCCAATTCTACACCAAATGCTTGAGCAACAAAACGAAATCCACCAACTTCTCTTTCAGTTTGAATATTTTCGTTTTTAATTTTATTGATTTCTTCGTAATTTTTATTGTTTTCCTCAGTCAATTTGTTAATTTTTGCTGAAATTGTAGTAATTTCCCTATCTGCGTTACGAATCATTTGTGAAACTCTTGACGTGGACATATTTTTATCTATTTGTTTTGATAAATTTGCCTCTTGTGAGTTACGAATGTTTTGTTGATTGGTTAATTGTGTTGTATAACGGACTATTTCACTCTCATTTTGTTTAATTTTAGTATCAAAAACAGAAATTTCTCTTTCAATTTGCATTAATTGAATATTCTGTTGTTGGAATGCGTTAGAAAGATAACCAAATATACCGGCGGATGTGATTAACATAAGCACTCCTACTGATATTGTAATATACCATTTGTTAAATCCACCTATTTCATCCCATTTTTGTTTTAGATAGGTTGCGGCAACTAATTTGGCCAATTCCAATGCTGATGCCATTATCATAACAGACAGAGAAGCACCTGCAAAAAGAACACCCAATCCCGTCACAGAAAAATAAGCCGCACATCCAGCTATAATTAATGCGGATAAACCAACCAAAATCTTAAGCCAATTCATTATCTATTAATTGATACTAATTCTGAAATTTTCTCAATAATTTTTTGAGAATCCTCAATTGTTTGATAAATTTGTGATGGTGTCAATTGTTGTGCCCCTATTGAAACATTTTTTAGAATGCGTAATTTACCATCTAAAGTATCTAAAAGTATCTGTATTTTTTCGTTATATATCATATGTATAAATATTTTTATAATAAAAAAAGGGTAAAATCATAAGACCTTACCCTTTCTAATTTACAAAAAATAACTGAATTAACCAACTTTTATGGTCAATTTTTTTGGTTTGGATTCCTCTTTTCTTTCTACTATGATTGATAAGATACCGTTTTTAATTTCTGCTTTTGCGTTTCGGCCATCCAAATCTTTGCCCAATGTGATTGTTTCATTAATGTTTCCAATCAACTGGTCTACTGCTGTTTTTTCTTCATTATCATCTTTTTTTGCTACTACCTGAATTTTTTCTTCATAACAATTTATCTCTACTTTTTTTGGATCGTGACCTAAAACAGATAATGCAATAAATGCTTTATCTTCTTTTACTTCAACTGCGAATTTTGATGGTACAAATGTAGTTGAGTGATTTTTCCAAATCGGTGAGTTTGTCTCAAATAAAGAATCAAAAACTTTGTCAAAATTTGTGTAATACATAATTTAATTTTTTTTTTGTTAATAATACTATATATTGTTCAAATTTGAAACCAATGTAATTTTTTTGACAAAATGTCATTAAAAAGTATTTTCTTGTGACTCAATTACAGTAGAAATATGGTCGGCCCAATGTAATAGATGCGGTAAATTGGATTTTTGTGCTTTTTTAGGGTCAAATACTTTTAAATATTTTTCGTTATCTTCATCATAAAGTCCATCTGTCAATTTGATAGCAAAAAATTCTTTTTCTGAAATTTTTATTCCATAATTTTGAAGTGTAAAAAATGTTCTATCAGTATGCGTCATATGATGTAATTTTTCATTAGATTTAAAAATTTTTCCTTGATTTTTTACATGCCACTCCGAATCATTTAATATATAATGTGGTAATTCTTTTAAACCAAGTTTACCTAAATCGTGGTGTAATGCGGAAAATATCATTTCTTCATCTGTAAAATCGGGTTTACCACCCATATTTATAAACATTTGCTTGACTACTATACAATTTTTACAAACGTTAAATATGTGGTCAATATATCCACCTACATAACAATTGTGATATCCTGCATTACCGCTTGCTGGCGATATTGCTAAATTTCCCCCCAATTCCCCTTCGGAGTACATATGGAGTAATTTTTCAAGTCTTTCACCTGTAAAATACTTTTTAAGAATTTGTAGGAACTTTTCGTAATTTGCTTTTAATTCAGCTTCTGTTTTTTGTTTCATAATTTAGAGTTTAACTTTATAATACTCTAATATACGAAAAATATTTGAAATTACCAAATAAAATTATATAAGTGTTTTTTTGTAATTTTTAATTGGTTTTATACTAAACCAATTAACTAAAGAATATCTCGTACCGGTTGTGACGGGTGTAACTCTATGCCAAATGCTTGATAAAAAAACAAATAAATTTCCAATACCGTTTTCAAATTTTATTATTTCATCTGAATCTTTCAAACTCATTTCTAAATCACCACCCGTATATTTATCATTTAATTGAATAACTATTGAGCAATATCTTATTGAGTTTAGTGAATCTGAATCTGTATGCCAATCATAATATTCACCTTTTTTATATTCTGTAAATTGAAATGGTTCATTTTCAAAATTTATTTCGTATCCTTTCAATTTTATTTTTTCAGAAATTTGTACAATTAATCGTTCTTTAAAAAACGGATAAATATTATCATAATTTATAAATGCTATAGATGATTTTCTTCTCTTTTCGTTTAATTCATTATTTCCTACTTTGCCGGGTTTTAAAAGTAAATTCTTTTTTGAAAAATTTAATAATTTTTTTGTTTCTTCAGTAGATAGAAAATTTTTTATTGTAAAATAATTATTCATATATTTTTTTATTGTTTTATATTATTTGTAATAACCAATATTTTTTATTATATCTTTAATCGTAATATTCCAGTCATTCACCTCAACATTTATAGTTTCATAATTCACTAACATATAATCAGTAATCTGTTTGTAAAACCAGTATGCTCCCCATGCTGGTCTTTTTTCTTTTTTTGTAACATATAAATTATAACCAAAACAAATATCTTTATTTATTTCTTTAAACCAAACATATCCAATTGATATATTTTTATAATATAACAAAAATGCGAACTGGCCCTCTTTAATCCTATTAAAAACATCATCTATTGTAAACATCTCTGGCCAATTATATTCGGAATTAAAAAAATTTATTAATTTTATAAAATCATTTTTATCAATTTCTGAAACTGAATCGGTTATTTTTTTTATTTTAAAATTTGTTTCTTTTATTTTTTTATTATTTGATATTGTAAAGTGCTCTACCATATTATATTAATTTTTTTAAATTAGTTTTTTTAGGTACAAAGCCATTTAGTAATAAATCTAAAAAAGAATTTTCTTTATAAATTTTGTCTACTAATAAACTATGTACTTCATCTGTCCATTCTTTACATAACTTATAATTTTCTTCATAATTATCCATAAATATTTTTATAAATTCAACAATTTTATCAATTTTTCCTCTATATTGTACTGCA